GCCAATTCTTGAATAATAGGGCAACCAGGATATTGGTACAAATAGGACAGGGACTTACATCTGAGCAAGGCCATCAATTTCTTCTTACCGTAGCGAGCATATCGACCGCTCGCCCAGCCAAAACCAGCCAGTACTTCTTTTGGGTTGGTGACATTTATTAATTCATCGGGATCGTAGATGATTCCACAGAACGAGGCACTAGAAATATCATCTTTCTTTTCCAGCTTGACTTTAAAACCCAAGGACCGAAAATCATCCTCTGTTAATCGCTTTAGAAAATTACCTTTCGTCAAACCGTCGTCACCTTCAACCGCCATAGCAAGATTTCTTTCTCCTTTTTCCCAGGCCAAAAAAGACATGACCATAAGATTAGCGAATCCATTCGACAATGATGTGTCCATCTCGCCGCTCATTCGCCTCGCGCGTATCCAAACCGTAAACCATTTGAACACGCACTTGTTCAGACCAGTGGGTATCTGAACCAGCTCATCCAAATATGAGCTATCGAGGTGTTGAAGGAAAAATTTATACATAAGACCACTAGTGACTGCCATGGTGCCAGCTGTAAAACTGGCCTCAAAACTCGTGTAATCCGTCTCAGCAACATTGTCACTATAAAAACTAAACAACTCCTCAATATATTTAGGTCGATCTCGCACGGGAACATGCTTCACAAAAGACTTGTGACTATAGACACGTTTCTCTATAGAAGCCACAATTGGTCCAAACAGGCATTTAAATACATCATCACGGGAATAAATCCCGCGTCCATGCTTAAATCCTGTATAGGACTCATCTTTCATGAAACACTTGACATGGTGCGATCGCTCAGGAATGGTAAGGGCACAAAGATCTGCGTTACAAGCTCTGAGCTCCGCTTTACGCCAACCAGGATAGGGTCTATCAGCAATCCAGGTCTCGAAGGAAAGGTCTTCATCGACACCCAGCGGGGTAAAATTCTTGCGCAAAAATCGCTGAACGAATCTTTTGAATTTACGGCGGCGAATTTTATCCACTTTGGGCATGACAACCGCCATTCTTTTAAGAACACCATCGTACATCGTTCTAGGATCTTGAGTGTCCGGGTGTGGTAGTGCGACACCAGTAACAATGGGACCAAGGCTGACAGACATAGCAGCCCTATTGTTATTCGGTAAAAAGTTGGGGTGAAACTTAAATCGCACATTCTCCGGATCCTCGTATGAAGCCACAACCCCATCAGTCGATCGATATCCAAATGCCATTTTTCGACCGATGATGGGGACGTGAGAAAAGGGATTGCGCTTAATCTCAATTTCTCTTCTTGCATGATCGCAACAGCCAATTTTTCGGTGTGCTGAATCACATGGCTGTCTATCAGCGACAACTCTCGTGGGTAGTTTGTCGTCTGAAGAATATGGCCTGACTGTTCTACACGCATTTCCGACTGCGCCAGGTCATTTGACAGTTTAAAGGTCTGTGGAGCCAGTAGTTGTGTCAACACCTCCAATGAAACGTCTAAATATTGGGGTGTGCGACTAATTTCGAACATCGCAGGGCGATACTCAACCACAGCAAGAGCTGGTACTTTGTGCTTTGACTCTGAAGCACTGCCGGTATCAGGACGTGCACTATCCAAG